TGGGCCGCGCCAGCCTCAAGGGTAACACGCGACGGGTAGCCGCAGCAATCCAGCGCCAGCACCGCGTTCGACGCCAACACCACAGCACGTCATTGGTGATCGCTTCAACGGGCACGTCATTGGTGGTCGCTTCAACGGGCACGTCATTGGTGATCGCTTCAACGGGCATCTGGGGAGTGATGTAGGCCAGTGGCAGCACACTGACGCCGGCAATACTTTAAGTTTAGACTCTCAGCAGTTGAGTTATCGAACAATAGCACGTAAGCGGTTATCGAGGAGAAGTCCCGGCGGAGTCTCTCTAAATTTGAACACGCCAGCCCAATCCAACGCCAGGGACATTTCCGCCGGGACTTCTCAGCCGTCCTCAAATCCAACACGCAAGAACATCCGACGCGCAGACCTTCGGACATCGTGGCTCAGGCGCGCAAACTTCGGCGTTCTATGCGAGGTCTGGCAGGGGCAGGAGTCACGGACCATAGCTCAGTCTCAACAGTAGGCCTGCCCCTACCAGACCTCGACAATAGCCCATCTCGCCATCCTTGGGGCGCTACCACGCTTAGCTTTTCGTAGCTTTCCAGAACAGAGGCCACTAGGGAGGGAAATCCTCAGTCCACTCTTTGGTTGTTAGGGGCGTCGCAGGCGCACACCCGTTCACCGCTTCGCGCCCCGCACACTCCACTCCGTTGCGTGTGCCGGGTGGTTTGCGCGCGGCGGTCCAGCGTGAGTTTTGCGCATTGAGACAAAGCTGGCGGCAGCCATGCGGCGGTCCAGCGTGAGTTTTGCGCATTGAGACAAAGCTGGCGGCAGCCATGCGGCGTCAAGCCGTTGTTCTACGTGGAACAAAGACTTGACATTGCGCTTGTCGCCTAGGTGTAGCACGCGTCATGCCATTTAGGGCGGAAGACAGCAGATTTTGTTTGATTTTTATGTTGCTAGGCGTATTACGCCCTGTTAGGCTACTACCATGATGAGAGCGGAACTTAGGCAGCGGTTAGCAGAGGCGGGGCGCGCGTATCACGCGCAGTTTCCGCAGGCCACCGCGGCGCCGGTCTACGGTCCCCGAGGCCAGATGCCGGGCTACCTCAGGCAGTCGTATCACCATTATACCATGCCGCCTGGGTTCGCCGCCTGGGTCCGGCCAGCCACACACAGCCACCAGGCCCTTCTTCCACTGGGCCGCACAGAGTAGGAGCATTATGGCACATTACCAGGTCACAGTCAGTTGGCAGGAGCGGCAGGCACTACTGCTTGCACTCCGCATCGACATCCGGCAGCAGATCACCGCCGCCGCCGGTCCAGGCCCAGGCCCAGGCATGCCAGCGTCAGCCTGGGCAGCCGAACACATGCGCGGCGCGGAGCAGAGCGCAGTCCTCTACCGGCGGCTCCTCAGGGCCAGCGCCACACACTAGTCACCCTTTTTTTGAGCTGAGGCGTAGTCAACCTCAGCCCAGCCGCCACCATGAACATCTATCATCCAGTCAACACGAATCCATTCCGATCAGTCGGACCGCTAGTAGCGAGCAGTATCCCCGTTTCATCGGCCATGCTCTGCGCCGAGGCAGCCGCCGACAGCCACCGGGGCCAGGCATTCGCCAGGCCGCCATTCGGGTGGGCATGCGTTGGCGTCATAGGTCACGCGCTTACGCATCCTGCTGACTACCAGTCACTTACACGATATTCTGTATCATGTTGACTATCAGGCACTTACACACACTATATTAGGCTTGACACTATGGGCGCACGGCAGAAAGATTGGGCGAGGCGAGCGCGGGCGAAGCTGGTCGCACAGCTTGGAGGCAAGTGCGTCATGTGCGCCAGCACAGAAGACTTACAGTTTGATCATATCGTCAGCCATAGCTGGGTCGCCAGCCACACTGAGTGGAGCCACCGCATCAGCATTTACCGCAGGGAAGCAAAAGCCGGGCTGATTCAACTTCTCTGCGCCTACCACAACCGGGTCAAAGGCCGTCCACCAGAGCCGGATGATCCATTCTGAGGAAAACACCATGAAGAAATACTACATCAGATCGACGCCACAGCGTTTCACTCCGCAGACACCGCTCGACTACATCTACGGTGCCCGCTACACGCGCCGCCAGCAGCAGCGTCAGGCAGAAGCGGCTCGCAGGCGGGATGCAGCATGCAAGCCATGGCCAACGTGGGCAGACATCCTGCTCATCGGCATCGTGCTCGTGCTACTCGCGCTCGCGGTTGCCAGTGCCAGCGGACAGCAGCCGCCGGCCCACCAGTTGACAATCCCCGGCCGGGCCAGGCTGCAGACGGCACAACCACAGGGCCAGGCACAACACCGGACACAGCCCAGCGCAGCCCGCCCAGCCCGCCAGCCGATCACGCCCGCGGGCTTTGTGACCGCCGGCCACGGTCTGGGGAAGGTCCATGCGATAGCCACCGCCGGCAGCACCAACGTCATTTGCCGCACGCACACAAAATCCGCCTGGGCAGTCACCAACGGACCGGCCACGTGCATCCGCTGCCGCGTGCTCACAGGGCAGCCAGTCGAAAGAAAATAACAACATGAAAACTGCTTGCATAATCTTTGACGGCCCCTACCCGACACAAGACAACAACGGCGATGAAGTCCCATATTGGTCAGTATTCGCCGCCAGCGAAGACGGAGAACCAACCAGCAGAGTATATGAGTGCCACACCTACACAGGGGCGCGCGCGCTAGCCCAGCGAATGGCCCGAGACAGACGCGTAGAATTGGCACAGGACGCCATACCGGCATGACCTTTCCCAGCCAGACAGACGGCGCCGGCAAAATAGGTGTCTGGGTTCTCACAGCCGGGCCGGAACGAAATGCGCGGGCCGCGACCGTCGATGTTCGGTCGCACCGCCGTGAAATCCTGGCTGGAATCATTTTCCCGCGAGATAGACGGCTTCCACAGACTCTCATCTGCCCGGAACGGAGCGCGGCCTTCCTACTCTGGCCTGCCCGTGAAATCCTCGCACCAAGGGACCCCGGCGGTCGGCGTAGAAACCGCCGCGCCGGGGCTGTTTTCCAGTTGGCCGCCGCAACCCCACAGAACCTATGATCACCCAGGCCGACTACCTCGCGATGCTTCAGCGCATGGCCCCAAAAGCCCCGCCGCCAGCCACGCCACAGAAGCCGGGCACCATCGAGCACGAGCGCGACCTGCACGAGCAAATCCGCGCCGAATGCATTCACCGGGGCTGGCTTGCATTTCACGGCAGCATGGCCCACGCAACCCACCGCACCATTGGCGAGCCCGATTTCGTGATTCTGCGCGACACCGGGCGCTTGCTGCTGGTCGAGGCCAAGGCCCGCCAGGGCAAGCTGAACACCGAGCAACTGGCCCTCAGAGCCTGGGCCGAGAAACTCGGCCACCAAGTTCACATCGTCAGAAGTTTTCAGGAATTCCTTGCAATATTATGAACGAACCCACAATGACAAAAGCCTGCCTCAAAGATCAATTCAACCTCAACTAGAAAACACCATGACAAACATCAGATACAAACAAACGGATGGTCAAGTGACAATCACCGGCTATAACGGAGCAGAAAACCAGCTTATCATCCCGAGTCTCATCGACGGCCTACCCGTCACCACCATCGGAGACTGGGCGTTCGCCAGCTGCACGGGCCTGACCAGCCTCACGATCCCGAACAGCGTCACCACCATCGGAGACTGGGCGTTCGACAGCTGCACGGGCCTGACCAGCCTCACGATCCCGAACAGCGTCATCACCATCGGAGCCGGCGCGTTCCGAGGCTGCACGGGCCTGACCAGCCTCACGCTGACAGACGGCCTCACCACCATCGGAAACTGGGCGTTCGACAACTGCACGGGCCTGACCAGCCTCACGATCCCGAACAGCGTCACCACCATCGGAAACTGGGCGTTCGACAACTGCACGGGCCTGACCAGCCTCACGCTGACAGACGGCCTCACCACCATCGGAGCCGGCGCGTTCCGAGACTGCACGGGCCTGACCAGCCTCACGATCCCGAACAGCGTCGCCACCATCGGAGCCGGGGCGTTCCGAGACTGCACGGGCCTGACCAGCCTCACGCTGACAGACGGCCTCACCACCATCGGAGACTGGGCGTTCGCCAACTGCACGGGCCTGACCAGCCTCACGATCCCGAACAGCGTCACCACCATCGGAGACTGGGCGTTCGACAACTGCACGGGGCTGACCAGCCTCACGATCCCGAACAGCGTCACCACCATCGGAGACTGGGCGTTCGACAACTGCACGGGCCTGACCAGCCTCACGATCCCGAACAGCCTCACCACCATCGGAGTCAGGGCGTTCCGAGGCTGCAGGGGGCTACCAAACAACCCGGCCCCATAACCCAGCACCAGCACAGTTACGAAAAACCAGCAGAAATCCGGTTTGGTTAAGGCAAGCCACATTAACAAGATCAAAGTTCTACACCAGTTTATTAACCATCACCGGCCCACAATCGCCGCCAACCGCGCCCGACGCCGCTGCGCCCGTAACCGGTCCTTAAGTTGACCAACGGCGCTCAAGACCTGGGGATGTGTCGCGTCCTTCCCCAGGTGGAGCACCTCCCGAATCTCGCCAAGCTGCCGCTCACAGTTCGCAAGCTCAATCAGGTTGCTTTGCAATTCAGACCGCAGGGCGCCAACGGCATCCCCAGCCTCCATTCCCACAGTTTTAGTGTTTTCGTTCATAATCAATCCAACGTCACCGCCAACAAGTGTACGACACCGCAGCCCGGAACCGCCCCGCAGCGCCCCTCAGCGCCCCGCCCTGCCCCCGAACGCCACCAAGGATACTCAGGACAGCCAAAACAACCCCCGACGCCGCCTAGGGCCACCCAGGCGCCACCAAAGGGCATAGGCAAGTTTTGCCGCATTTAGAACCCTCGCAGCTTCCGAATCGCCACCTGACGCGACTGGTAGTGCACCAGATAGCGCAAACAGTCGGCCAGGTCATCGCCACCATGCCCGTCCTCATCACAGTCCACCTTCAGCACGTCCTCCGGCCGATTCGGATCATGCTGCATCGCCGGCAACGTCTCCACCAGCCGCGCGCATCGCCCCAGAATGAACAGAGACGGACGAATCCCGGCATCCGGATCCCCAAGCCGCCGGAGAATCTCAGCCCAGCCCTGAACCCGGTCAGTATTCGCGCACCCGAACCGCAACCCCAAGGCCGAATACTGCCCGGCGATGGTTCCCCCGTCACTTTGCCGGCTGAAACAGTCCGCCCCGGCGGCCAGGCGCCGGAGGCTCTCGACGGCCAGGCCATGCCGCTTGAGCATCGCCACGATCCCCGCGGCATGCCGCTGGGGCAGCCACAGCCGCTCCGCGTGCTCGTCCACCACGAACACGTTGCCGTCGCCATCCGTGCATGCCAGCAGAAACGCCGTGTAGTGAGTGAACCCATAGTCCAGCGCCCCGAACCACTCCCGCGCCCGGGTCTCATCAAACGCAGCGACCACGTGGACATCGCGCCGAAAACTCGTGAAGTATTGCCCGGCCGCGATGTCCCAGTCCCCATCAAACCAGGCTCGCTTCTGCCACCCCGTCAGGTTTTCCAGAACGTGCCGATACTCAGCATTGCAGTAGGAGTTGTCAGTCACGCGCGCCGCGATAAACCGGGTCTCAATTTCCTGCCCGCGCTGCCACGGGGAAATAAACTTCGCCCGATACCACGCGTGCCCCACACCGCCGGGGTTGCTCGTGCTGTAAATCCGCGGCCGCCAGTTCGCCTTGCTGGTGCGGCAGCAGGTGGAGATGTCCACGTACTTACGGTAGGTGAGCGTGGTTGCCTCCTCGATCCCGACCACGTCATATTCAAGCCCCAGATAGGCATCAATATCCGACTCCTTCTGAAAGTGCCCGGCCACGATCCTCGAACCGTTCGCAAAGGTCACCACCCCGCGATGCGCCGCAAAGTCATGCTTTGTCCGCGAAAAAATCCGCCGCCGAAGGTCATCCAGGTTTTCCAGGTTCGCCTTGCCCACCTTCCGCAGCAGCAGGCACTTCAACCCCGGCACCCGTTGGCAATCATCCCCGCCCATCTGGGCCAGCAGCCAGTGGGACTTGCCGCCCCCGCGGGCCCCACCATAGCCAATCGCCGTTGGCCCGCCTGGCTCATCACAAGCCCGCGCCGCCGCCGAGGCCAAAAGCTGCTTCGGTTGCAGCACAATTCCACGCACCAGCAAGTTCTCAGTTTGGTCCTGCGGACACCCGGCCTCCTGGGCCGCGCGCGCGTAAAGTTCGTAGTCGCTCGTTTGCATGGCTAAAAAAACCAGAAGGAACAGCATCATAGGTCACACCAAACTTGACCGCGTGCGCATAGCTCTCGAATCGCCCCCAGCTCAGTTTCCGCAGTGACCAGAAGCCCCATTTGCTCAAGCCGCATCCCGTAGCGGGCAATGTCCTCAAGCGCAGTATCAGTCACGGAGATCACCGCACACCACGGACGATCTCGGCGCGCCATCCCACGGCTCCGAAACGTCCAGATATGGTGCTTGCGCTTGAACGCCGCCACGCGCTGCCGCCGACTCAAGCCCGTTCGCGGAACCTCAAAAAGCATCGGCGTCCTCATATCTCAGGGTCCAGTCCAGCCGCATCCACGCATTTCAGACAAACCTCACTCCCGGCACACTGCCGCTTTTCATCAGGCCGCTGCCGGCCACAGACCACACAGATAAAAACATGGGCAAAAGTACTGTCAGCCTCCAATGGACCAGTCACCGGAAGCGGCCTCTCCGCACGCGCACGCGCCAGGGAGTCACCAAGGCGGTCGTTCATACCTCGGCGTCCTTCGCGCTCGCCGCCTTAGCCAGTTCAGCCTTTATCCCCCGAAGCGTTTCCCCAGCCTGCGTCAAGCCCAACACTACGCGACTATAATCCGCGCACCGCCGATACCGCACATCAAACCGAGTACAGCCAGGTTCCTTGGCCAGTTGCCCCTTGCCGCACATCCCGGCGGCCGTCATCCGAGCATTAGCCCCGCTCACACCATCCAGCGCCGCCGCCGCGTAAAGGTCAGACAGCGAAAACGGCTCATTCAGCCCCGCAATAACCCGCCGAACCTTCGCGCTCTGGCTATTTTCACGCCCGTCACGAGAGGGCCGGCCTCTGCCACGCACAGCAGCCCGTTTGACCCGGTTTGACCCTGTTTGACCCAGGCTACCCACGGAGGCCACAGCCACCTCGCTGGGGCCAGTGCCCGGCACACGCCCCGAAAAGTCAGCAGTCTCAGACCCAAACTTTTCCAGCCCGCGTAACAGGGCCATCAGGTCAGCAATCCGGTTCTGCACCGCCTCAATCACCTCAGCAATACACGCCTTCATTCACTCTCCTTTGGTTCTTCGGGCCGGGATTGGTCCGAAATCATCGCGGGACTTCCCGCATCGCAAATCGCCCCGCCCGGAATAGTTCCAGGAATATTTCCCGCCGCCGGCGCCACGCCATTCACAGCCGCCACCCCATAGACCTTCGCAATCGCCGCCGCGACCTCCACTCGAATTGGCTCGCCATCAGCTCCGGTTAGCTCCCCACGCTCCGTGGCCAAGCCCGTCGCCAACCGCCCCAGTTTCGAGCACACTTCGAGCAGCCGGTTTATGTCGGAAAGGCTTACACCACGCCGCTTTAGCTTCAAAATCCGAGCAATTTCCTGCCGCGCAAGCTCAAGTCCCTTACTCGCAGCCTCCCACTCAGCCGACCGCAGAACCTCAACACGCTTGGCCCATTCGGCAGGCATTTCACCGACAACACGCTCAGCCTTAACAAGCTGCACAGCAAGCAAGTGAGACTGCCAAGCAGAAATGCGCCGCGGCCAGGTCCACTTTCGGCTAAATCGCTCGACAGTTGTTTTCGGGAGGCCGCACTCAGCCGCCGCCAAGCCGTGCGACCTTCGCTCGCCGAGGCCAAGGTAGGCAACGAAGGAGCCAAAGGCTTTAACCGTTTCGCCGGGCTGCTGCTCCCAAGGTTTTCGGGGTTGGCTCATGGAATGGTGCAGAAAGTATTTTGGGGTATTTGAGGGGGTAGGGGGTAATGCATGGTGCAAATAATAACCCCCTCTCTCTCTCTAAAGAGAGAGGGGTTATTTGCACCGCATAAATGCACCAGTGCAGATATTCTGCACCAGGATAGTTTTTGCACCATTTCTGCACCACTCGCAATTTTGAGAAAAGGGAGCATGGCTTTAGGGAGTTGACTCGACCAGCGAGTAGGTTCGGAAGTGCTTGTCGTAGGCCAGACGGCCACGAAGATCGGAGAAGAGATCCTTGGCTTTACGCTCGCCACAACCAGCCACCGCCTGGACGCGTTCAAGGCATTGGGCGTAGGAGAGGTGTTCGCCGCGGATATCGGCCAGGAAAGCCTGGGGATCAAAAGAGACCGGCGGGCGGCCTCGGGGCCCCTCGCCAGCCGGTTCATCAGGCGGCGCGGGCGGCGCGACCTGGCGCCAGAAAATACCGGCATCGGAGTGCTCGAGCCAGACAGAGGTCGTAAACTGGCCGAGGAGGTCCAAAGCGCCCGCCCGGCGGCCACGTTTGCCGAACTGAAGCTCGTAGAGATTTTCGCCACGCTTAAGAAGCGTGCAGGTAGCGCGCGGCCAGTTTGTCAGGATCGAACTGCCCAAGCCCATGTAGCTATAGTCGGTCTTAGTCCAGCCCTTGCGGCTCTTTGGGTCGGCTGAGGGCTTGCCGGTATGGTGCATCATCATCCAGCAGGCCCCGGATGCCTCAGTGATCGGCCCCAGGCCGCCACAAAGGAAGTCCGAGCACTCTTTCTGGTTATTGATGTCCGCGCCGAGGAACGTGTAAAGCGGGTCCAGCCAGACCAGGTCAGGGTGATGCCGGTCGATCAGCCGCCGCACCACGGGCAGGAAATTAGCGCCCGTATGCGTACGCTCCCGGATGATGACAAGGTTGCGCTTCAACTCGCGCGCCACGTCGCCCGCGGTCGAGGCCGTCAGGACGCCCATGCCTGACAGAACACCCTGCAGCATCTCCGAGCAGTCCCCCAAGTCATTCTCGTGCTGGATAATCAGCGATTTGAGTGGCCGCACCGGCGCGACGCCAAAGAAGGCGCGCGCCAGGCCCCAGTGAATAGCGGCCTGAACCGAAAGGGCGGATTTCCCAACACCAGACTGGCCAATCCACATGCAGGCGCTCCCGCGCGAGAGCCAGCGCCGGCCGAGGATGCAGTCAGCATCGGCAGCCGGGTCGAAGGCCAGCATCTCGGCCAGCGTGATTTCCTGTCCCAGCCCGGCCGCGTCCTTATCCGCCAGCCAATCCAGGAAAGAGGCCGCCCCAATATTCACAGCCAGCAACTCCTGCCGCCGATTAAACCGGACGCAATTCGGCAGCCGTGAAAGACGGGAAGGGTTCTTGTTCTTCGCGTCCAGGCCATACGGGGCGAAGTGCTCGAAAAGCACCTTCACCCGGGCGTCATATTCAGCGCGGTCCTTCGCCTCGATCTTCACCCACGCATGAACGGACTTTCCACCACTCAACACGACCACCGCGCAGGGCAAATTCGTTTGCAGGTAGAGGTTCCACTGTTCTTCCTGGCTCAGCCCGTCAAATTCCACCAAGGCATGGCGGTAATCAGTCACGTCGGCGTCCCGGCTTCCACCCACGCGCAGCGGGTTGACAGCCACGTAGATGCCCGTGCGCTCATTGCAGCGCCAGATGCCATTCGGGTCGCCAGCGCGCGCATCGAGCTTCCGCAGCCATTCCTCCCGAGATAGCGTGGGGCCATCACCATCCGGGACCTCCCGGCCGTCATCATTAAGCCGGGCCGGGACAATACGGACGCCCTCGCCCGGGGCGAAGCAAGTCCGCAAAAGAACACGCGCACCATCGAGAATGGGATCCGGCAGCTCAGCGGGCGTCGGAATCGGCGCCCTCGCCCTGGCCGGCGCAGCGGCCACGCCAGCGGCAGGCGCAGGCCGAGGCGGCACAGGCGAGGACGGCGCACCATGATCGCCCAGCCCGCCACCAAGCAAAAAACCACGGGGCTTCTGATGTGGGGTGGCCACAGCCGATTTCACCTTGTGGGCCAGCTCAGCCTCAGACCAGGGCGGGTGACACAGGGCGTTATACTCCCCCATCAGCCGCAAGACATCCCCAGGGTCCAGGCAGAACCCATGGGCCAGAGCCGTGGCCACCGAAAACGTCTGGTCATGCCCGCCCTGGCCGGAAATGGCTGGCGGGCATTTAGCCAGGTATAGACGCGCGCGCTCGATAACGGGCATCACGGCACGGACCTCCAGCAGCAGCGCCCCAGAGCCACCACCCACGCACAGAAGGCCGCTGGCACGGCCACGCATCCAGCAGCGCTCACAACAGCCTAATCTCCAGCCGGGACAAGGATTCCAGCACAGCCTTCATGCACGCGATCTCATGTTCAGCCAGGCGCCCATCCATTTTTCCATCAAGGATACGCCGCGGGTAGACCCGCTCACGCAGGGCGATTTCCCGCTTCACACACGCAATCTGCTCATCCAGCGTTTTCATAATCCCACCACCAAAGTTGCGGGGGCGGGAGTCGAACCCGCCTCCGACGGCTTATGGGGCCGTGCTGGAGCCGATCCAGTCCACCCCGCCGAAATTCACGCCGCCACGGGCGCGCTCTTCCAGCCACCGAACTTCTCCGCGATGATCCGGGACGCCTCAGCCATCCCCACCGCCTCAGGCGCCGCCACCCCGAAGCGCCGCAAAAGCCGAAGCTGCTTGGGCGAAGCCAGCCCAAGGCGCCGCCGCGACTGAATTACATCGATGACCGCCGAAGCATGGCCGCGACTCTTGATCGACTCGGGGTGAATCCCAGCACCCCGGATGAGGGCCAACTGCTTATCGCTCGCAGCACGCGAGTGCCACGGGACCTCATCCTCCCACTCCGCAGCCGCCAGCGCGTGCACCGAAAGGCAAAAGTCCATAGCATCACAAGCCATCGCCTCACGCCGGGACTTAGCGGCAAGCTCATCACGAAGCCGCTGCTCACGCCGCGACGACGCCGCGCCGGCAAGCGCCTCAAGGTCAAGCTCACCCTGCTCAGCCGCCATCGCCATCATCTCCGCAGCCACATCCTCAGACGGGGCTACAAGATGCGCCGGGCGAATCAGATTGTGCCGCTGTGACTGCCACAGAAAATCGAGCAACAGCAAATCCCGCTTGCCAGGGAAAATGCGCGTGCCCCGCCCAACCATCTGGGAGTAAAGCGCTCGCGACCTCGTTGGCCGAAGAACCACAACGCAGTCGATAGGCGGGCAGTCATATCCCTCAGTCAGAAGCATCGCATTGCTAAGCAGGTCGAGGTCCCCGGCCGCAAAGGCCGCCAGCAGCTCGCGGCGGTCAACAGAGCCGCCGTCAATATGCGCCGCCCGCAGGCCAACGCCCAGGCATTCGGCAACGAAATCCTTGCTGGTCTTGATCAGAGGCAGGAAGGCGAGGATCCTCCGCCCAGAGGCATGGTCACGCACCGCCTCGGCCGCCGAGCGCAGGTAGGGAGCCAGCGCCGCGCCGAGGTCCCCCGCGTCATAGTCACCAGCCGAGCTCCGAACACCGGCGAGGTCGATCTTCAAAGGCAACGCCTTCACGCCAATCCGGCAGAGCCAGCCATCCTTGATAAGCTGAAAAAGACTGACCTCCGCAGCGACATTCTCGAAATACCCGCCAAGATTGCGCTTGTCACCCCGGTCCGGAGTAGCCGTCACGCCCAGAACACGCGCATGGCCGTCAAAATGGGCCAGTACCCCCCGCCACTCGTCAGCCAAGACGTGGTGGGCCTCATCGCACACGACCAACGAAAAATGCGCCGCCGGCCACTTCTCAAGCCGCCGCCGCATGCTCTGCACGCTCGCCACCACGACCGGCGCCGAGAGCGAAGCAGAACAGTCAGCCATTTCCTTCTGGGCAAAAATCCCCGTAGCGGCATGAATCTTGGCAATAGCCTGGTCGATCAGCTCTTCACGGTGCGCCAAAACGAGAGACCGGCCAGGCTGCTCGCCCGCGGCCAGGTGCGCGAAGCAAATCGTCTTGCCAGACCCGGTCGGCAAAACAAGAAGTTGTTTGCCCCACTCGCGCCACCCAGCGCGGACAGCGGCGCAAACACGCTCCTGATGCGGTCGCAGCGAGATCATGCAGCCGCAGGCTTCACCGGAACCACAATCTCCAACTGCCGCTGCAACTCGCCGGGAGTCATATCTTCAGCCGCCACCAGCTCCCCAGTGTCCTCCCGATAAACCTCCTTGCGCCCAGGCTCAGGGGCCCCCAAACGCTCCAAGCAGGGGACCATGCGGAACTCATACCCCGAGGTGATCTTGTTGGTCAGAACGGAAATCTCCGCCTGCGCGGCTTGAACCTTCGCGGAAAAATCCGACGTGACACGCTTCTTGTCGTTTTCGAGAGCCACCAACTCAGTGTTTTTCTCCGCCAGCAACTTGCCGACGGCCAACATCTCGCGGTCTGTAAACACGCACCGCAGATTGCGCTTGCTTTTCTTGATCTCGGGCGCTTTCGCCTCATTAGGTTTCACCATAAGCTTAAAAAAGAGTTAGGATTAAAGAGGTTAGAACGGCGTCGCGGCCTCGGGGGCAGCCTCCGCACGCGGCAGCTTTTCCTTGTCGGCGTACCAAAACTTCACCTTGTTCCGCCGCTCGCCATTGTACGTGTCCACAAATATTTTTGCCCATCCACGCAGCCCCAGAAGCTCGACGAAAGTCTTGCCCTCAAACATCTGGTCCTTGTCAAATTCCAGTTCCTGGTCAGGAGCCATGCCAACGCCACAGCAGCCCAGGAACGCGACCAGGCGCGGAAGCGCCTCGGCGCTGAAAGTGAGAGTCTCGTAAAACCGGCCGCCCGTCCGCTCATTCAGAAGTTTCAGGTCGATTTTCTGACTCGCGCCGTCCTTCGTCAGGCCAAAACGATACCCGACCACGCGAATGACATAATCCCCCTCAGCACAAACAACAGCCGCCTTGGCGGCCTGCCCAGCATCATTGGTTTTAACGGAAGGCATAAAATTAGGGTTTGAAAGAATCACGCGCCGCCAAAAACGCCTGCCGCAAAGCAGCCACATCCGCGGACACCATCCCCTTCTTTAATTCCGGGGTGATCTCCTTCCCAATCGCCTCCAGGCCGCTACTCGAAACCGCCAACTGGAAGCGCGCCAGAAAATTCTTCAAGAGGGACCCACTGGCCGCCTCCCGCGCCGCCTCATCGCCCGCCGAGCGCTCGGCGTCACGCACCCCTGCCGCCTCCTCCGAGTCCATCACCGCCTGGACGCCGCCAAGCAGCGGCAGCAGCGGACGGACCAAAGCGTCAAACGTGCAGCCCGGTTCAGCGTCAAGCCGAAAACGCTTGCCCGCCAGCTTGCCCGTCCGGTCCTTCTCCGCGAAGCACGTCAGCGTGACAGAACCATCAGCCGGGTTACGGAGCGGGTCCAGCCGAAAAAGAATGTGCGGCTCGTACGGAGTTTCACCCTCAGCCTTCATCTTGAGCCCCACCTGCTCAAGCTCACCGGACGCCTCGTCAGTCTTCCAGAGCGCCCCTTGCCGCCCGCAAAAGAACACGTGCAGGGGGGAAGACATGAGCAGCGCCACAAGCTCCTTATACGGCTTTTTAATGCCACCCCACGCCCGCAACGGAACCGTGCCGATTTTCGTCATCTGCCCCTCGTAAGCCGCCTTCGCAGACTCCCAAAGATGCGTAATAGAATCAACAGCGACACCACAATAGACCGCAGGGTCCAACCCAACCACCGCATCCCGCACATCAAAGATCGAGCGCGTGTAAAGAGCGTCGAAGTCGAATGCGTCAGGATGCACGAGCCGCTCAGCCACGGGCTTGCAGTAGAAGTCAGTCCCGCGTTCCGTATCGACGAACGCAAACCGCTTCCCCGTAAGCTTGGCCAGCCCCTCCAGACAAAGAAGAGTGGTCATCGTTTTGCCACTGCCAGTAGGGCCATAGACCCCAACCTTCAGCGCGGCCTGCTCCGCCGTCGCTTTTCTAAAACCTGCCATAGAGACTTCCTTTCGTTAGTTTGTTCATAAAAAAGCACCGCCAGGAAAATTCATCGCCGCGATTCCACCGCCTGCCGCTCCGCCCATCGATCCAAGTCGACGACCCGAAAAAGCACCGTGCGGTAGCCGGGCCGGAGCGACCGCAGGGACCGCGACGCCACGGCCCGCCGGAGCGCAAAGACAGAAACCACAGGCCTGCCATCAGGCCGCCGCCCAAAAAAATCCGAGGCCATGCGATAGGTTAGAAGGCCCATAGCCCGGAGGCGTATCACGCCCTACGCGAAATTTTTTTTGCCACCCCACGAGAAGGCCCAACGGCAGCGCGCAGAATCCGCTCCATCACCGAGGAGCGAGACCGCTCCAGGCGCTGAGCCTCAGCATCGAGGGCAGCAACCAGTTCGACGGAGAGCCAGGCGGTCAAGATCTTCTTTCGTGCCCTAAGCATTAGCCCCAGCCTAACAGGGCGTACCACGCCTATGCAAGAAAAAAAAGAGCACAGACCTCATTTTTTCTTAAAAAGCCTGATTTTGTTGGCAAACGGAGACACCTGGACCGGAGGCAATCCAAAGTGTTCCAAGAATAAACACTCGCCCAGCGTCGCCCGCGGCAGCCCGCGGCGCTGGGCCTCGGCCGCCAGCCGGCCAAGCAAATCCTCCCCGACCCAGAGAGAAACGTTGCGCCTACCGGCGCGATGAGAATGAGGCATAAGAGCACCCTTTCACCTTCACCCCGAAAGAATAGAGGCGTGCTAACCGCCAAGCAAGCACAAACCAGCCAAAAACCTCACTTTTTACGAACCCTCCGCCACTTCGGCCGATTCGCAAAAGGAGAAGCCTCAACGGCCGGCAACCCCAGCCTCGCCCGAATCAAATTCTCCACCAACCGCTACCGGGAAGTGGTGGAACGAAGGGACGCCGAAGATTTCTGGCGGCTCACACCCGAGGCGGTCAAGGCCGCACAGCCGCCCGAACAACAGCCCCAATAACAGCCTCAAGCAGCCCATTGGTCGCGGCACCCGCCTCCTGACTCAATGCGCCAACACTGGCCGTTTGGGTCTTATCGGTCTGGCTGGCCTTCCAGTTCGCAAGCGCCGAGCTTCCCGCGAAGAACGTGGTCGCCGCGGGCTTCGTGACGACTTCGCGGACAAGATTACCGGTCTCGGGGTCATAGGAGCGGTCATACTGATTCACGGTAAACCGCACGCACCCACCAAGAAGCGTGGCGACCGGAAGAAGGATCAAGATTTTTTTCATGTTTTCGGTTGTGGCTTCTGCCCGAGATAAAAACCAACGGCAATACCCGCCAGCGTCGCCACCGGTTCAGGAACCTTGATCTCCAACTTGTCCCTGAACGCCTCAGCGGCAGCGGCAAGCGCGATGGCACAAGCCGTGGCCACCAGCAACACCGCTAAGATGGCACGCACGCTAATACCACCAATCCTGCTCTCACCATCAGACCTAGCAAACTGCGTCGTATCGTCAGCCATAAGAAATCCTCAAACCTCACCAACACCCCGCCGCTCCGAGCGCCGCTGACAGCCCTGCATCGCCTCAGTGTTCCGCTCGATGCACACCGCCAGCTTCAACGCGGTCTCGTTCTGATCCCTAATGACCACCATCAGCGCCTCGTGATGGGCACGACTCGAAGCCTTGTAGTCGGCAATCACCAGCTGATGCTGCCGCACAAGCCAATAAACGACCCCCGCACACGTCAGTAAGAGCAAACAGAGAGCAGCCAGGAAAAGCCAGCGGTCACTCATCGCCGCGGCATGGTCCACCGCGCGCAGAAACTCGTCAGTGTGCATATTCGTCACGGCTCAAGGCTCCACAGAATACCGCGCGACAACGTCCGCATCGGTCACACCGTAAGACCACATCTCCAACAAGGCCACCTTGCTCGCCGCGATAGAGACCGGGGCAGCACCGCCGACGAATTTCCACCCAGCCGGGAAGGACAAATTCCGCGGAGTGGCGTCACACACAATCCGCAACAGCCGCATGGCACCAGCGCCCAAAGAGTTACTGATGAGGGCCAGGTTGCCGGCCAGCACAACACTGGAGGAGCCAGCCCCAGCACCGCCAAAAACAATGACCAACGGAGTCGTATAGGTCAGGACATCAGGCCAGTAGGCGAACCGACCAGCCGTAACAGTGCTCACGGTAGCCCAAAAGTTGCCGTCAACCGAGAGATCGCGCTGGACGTAGACACCGATCGTACCAGCCGAACCCCCATGACAAGCAAGGTACGAATCCACCACCTGAGGCACAAGCGGCGCCCCCGTCGTCAGCTTCACCCATCCCTCGACAGGTTTGCCCCCCGGCGTCACGCCGTCATGCAGCACCAGGGCTTTCTTCGTGGTGTCAAACGTCACCTCCCCATCCGCCCCGGTAAAGCTCGCGTGTTGGGCCGTCGTTCCCCGTCGCATCCGAACCTGTTTGGACATATCAAGCCAGAGTTCCCCAATCCTCACCAGCAGTCGCAGCCGCCAAGTCCCCAAGGTCGACAGCACTCCCGTGCGCCGCCAGGGACCCATAGTCGTCATTCACAGTCCGCAGCGTGTGGAAAAGCCAGTACTCACCCAGCGGATCGAGCCGCGAATAGACGACATCACGGCGCTGCCCCGAGGCGTCTACCAGATAGTCACCAGGCCCAGGCCCGGGGCCGGAAACAGAAACCAAGTCGCCAGCCAGGATCACAATCCGCTCGTCCATAACGACGGACGGCTCACCCCAGAGATCAAAAGGGCGGTATCCAGCCACAATCATCTGGCAGGCCACGACCACCTCATCGGCAGCGACCAATCCAGCCGCCGCGATATAACCAGGCGGCCGGTAGAAGGTCACCGCCGGCGCCACATCAGTCCCCAGGCCAAAGAGCGCCGCCAAGCTCCCATGCACCAGCGTTTTTAAGTCAAGACTCATACGCGCACCAGCCGAGACGAACCCGCCGCAGCAGCCAGAAGCGAACCAAGCTTCGCCAGCATCGTTTGCACCACCAGCGGCAGGACAGGCGCCGGATTCCGCGAGTCGAAAGTTATCCCCAGGGACCCCACCAGGTTCAGCTGCTTCATGCCCTGGCCGGCCGCATCCACGGTCCGGTCAGCCACCAGCAGCCACCGCCCGAGCTCGCAGGCAGCACCCAGCACCGCCCCCGGCACAGCCTCGCTATCGAAATAAGGGCCGGACACCCCCTCCAAAACCGAAATCCGAACGCCCTGCCGATCCGGATCAATCGCGCACTCGCGCGGCCACTGCAGTGCCTGCGCCTCAGATTTCCGCCAGCCGGAGAACTGGTAAGAGGCGTCAATCAGCCGCGTGGCCATCACCAGAGCAGACTCTTTCTGGCCAGCTGTGGCGGCCGTCCATGCCGAGGCATACAAGTGCCCCTCGTGGTAGGCATCGCCATCTGCCGCGCTCGCGTAGCTGTTCGCCCCGGCCAGGCCAGCGCCATCCTCTTTGAGAAGGACAAGAGCCATAAAGTCAGTTGGAGGTTAGGCGGGCAAGCACGTTGGTTTGCCGGGTGGCCCGAAATTCCACCCACGCCTGCTGGTTCGAAGTCACCGCAAAGTCGTAAGTTCCATTGGTCACGCCGGATGGCCAGATAATCCGGGTGCCATTGGTCGCAGTGAATGTCACAGTGTAGTTGCTGGCAATCGCCGTCGCCCCGAAAAGAGAAACTCCCACCACGGCCCCAGGCGCGATATTGGTCAATTGAAAGACGACATTCGTAGTCAAGGCATTCGTGCAGTCCAGCCAGTTGACTCCCGTGAAATCAAGCTGATTCGTCACCTGCACGTTAAAGTTCCGGGACGGAGCAATGTCCGCCAGCGCGCCATTCAGCCCCTGATTTCCATACGCCAGCGTCGGATAACCATTGCGATACGGTGAAGGATAGCTCACACCACCAGCCAGGCGATTCCCCAGCAGCGTCAATTTGAAAACCGTCGCAGCCCCATAGATCGGGTTATACCGCGACTGCACGTTGGCCCCAGTGATCGTCACGTTGGTGGATGTCGTGAGCATGTAGCCGTAGTCATTGGTCATCAGCAATTCACCCACGAAGTTCAGGCCGGAGCAGCCCGTGATATTCCAGCCAGCCGTCCCACCAGAGATGACATTGCCAGACACCAGAGAATCGCGCACATCCGTCAACGTCCCCTGATTGAAAGCATTCGTATTGGAGACATGATTCCCGACGATCCGCAGTCGGTTTCCTCCATGAATGTTCAGCGACGAGTTCTTGTCGCAATTCGCAATCCAGTTCCCCTCGATGACCATGTTTGTGCCGTCCACCCCCCAGGTCAGTCCCCCCATCCGGAAGTCATGGACATAGTTGTCGCGGATCACGCAGTGGTCGTTGAACGCGCCAAAGACGGCCATCTGCACTTCAACAAAATTCCCCTGCACGGGCTGTCCAGACTTGTTGCCATCCATTTCCAGATTCTCAATTATGACGTTGGTTGGCCCGTCCTGTTCCAAGCCCCAGCCGGAGGCCATGTCCATCTCCGCGAGCGTGAACACGTTGTAAGTAGTATAGACAGCCGCGTTGCTCTCCGTAGCATAGCCCCGGTAGAGAGGGGCATCGAAGGTCAGGACGCTCCCAGCAATCGCGTAAACCCGCGCCAAGTCCCCATTATTGTAGCCCGCATCCGCACCATTAAAGAGACTGACAAGCTGCCCGAGGTAAAAGCCGTTTGTGCTCGCCACCCAGACGTTAGTTGCCCCCCCCGCAACGTCCGTCTGAATCAGCGTCGCGACCTGGTTCGCCAATTTCAGCACAGTGCCACCCCCCCATTTGCCCGCGCCATAAATATGGTGGTTGTTGGTCGGGTAAAGTTCTTTTTCGAGCAAGTAGACACCCGGCGGAATGTAAACGTCAAGCGAGGCATTCATGCAGGCTTGAATAGCCCAAGCATCCGGCGTCACCCCATCGCCCACCGCCCCGTAGAACTTGACGTTATTCGTGTCAGGCCAATTCGCCAGACCCTTCAGCCCGACCAGGAAGTTGCTCGCCGTGATCGCCTTCGATCCTGACGAGTCCGTTCCCCGCACAATATAGAACAGATCGCCCGGCCAGAGGCTGGTCAGCCGCGGCTTATCCGTAAGCATCACGCCCGCCCCAAGAGCCAGCAGGCCACAGCCCAATCCGAGCCAGAGATAAAAACGCCTCATAAAGTCAACGAGTTTCGAGAACCTTGCCATCCTGCGTCAGAAGGTAAATCCCCGCCTCCTGCGTCAGCAACGCGCGCACCGCGCGCGCCTTGCGCCGCTTTTGCAGCAGGTAAGCCCAAGCCCTACGCCTTCGCACATTCATGCTGAGAAAGGCCGCGCCGGCGCACCAGCCGGCGCGGCCGTGTACGCCCGCCCCGTCAAGCCAACGAAACCAGGGCGGAAGCAGTTCAGTACTTCCCCTGCACCAACCGGTAATTCACGTTGGTGAAGTTGAAGAAACCAATATTGGTCGTGGCGATCTGCACCAGCCGGACACTCGAGCAGCCGCCCAAGGAGGCCACCGCGATATTGGTCAGGCCAATCAGCCGACCCGTCCCCGTATGCACAATATCCACGTTGAACAGATTGCTCCCGGTAGTGAACAGCGAGTCATTCAGCGACCCGCCAAACACCAGCCGCACAATCCCGTTGTTCGTGTTCCCCGGCGCGGCATCGGCCACGACGTCGTAGAGAATCGCCAACGGGCTCTGAATCCCGGAAACCGACACCGGCGGCCCGTTCGTCACGTAGATATTCGTGCTGTTCGCCGCGGGGTCGAGCTGAAAGACGTTAGTCCCGCCAGTCCAAGAACTGCGGAAAAAAGACCCGCTCGCCACCACATCGGCGCCCCAAGCCCCGCCCGCCATCGAAAGCAGGCAGCCGACACAGAACACCGCCACGCCCAACGGCGCCACCGCCGCCCGAACCATACTGTCAAAGATATTTTTCATTCCATTCACCCTTTCAGTAAACGCGACGGCTCAGACGTTGTGCCGCACGGCCACGATCCGAATGTTCTTGTCGGCATAGACCTTCGACCAGTTTGCGGCCGTGCCCAACTCCGTGTTCGTCGGGCTCGCCCCAGACGACGTGCCGATCCATCGCACCCCGCGCGGGTGCAGGATGAACCGCTTCCGGTTAACCAGGATGTCATCGCTGGCCAGGATGTCCCGCCCGACCTCGACGGCCTCGGCCGCCTCCATCGCCCCGTTGCCCAGCGCAAACGCCCCCGGCCCGAACAGGTAGGTGGTGTAAGCCGAGGCATTCGAGCCGGCCACCTTCGGGCACCCGTCATCGATGACGACCCGGCGCCCCTGGAAAGACCGAAGAATCAGCTTCCCAGAACTGTCCGGCAAGTAGTCGATCAAATCCCGCTTCCGCAAGAACCCCTCGACATCGCTGTGCATCGCGCACGCGACCAGGTTCTGCCCGGCATCGCCCAGCTTCACCGTCGCATCGACAAAGCTGTCACCCGTCAGCCGCATCGCGTCCGTGATGCTGCCCGCAACCAGATCCTCGAAAATGTTCACCCGGTGCGTGGTCATGCATACACCGGCCGTCACGTCGAACAGCCCGTCCAGCTCCTTCAGGAGCATGGTCTGCAGATCGCGCGCCCAGAAGCCGGCCACCAGGTCAGCGATCTGCCGCATGGGATCATCCCCAGCCAGCAGCTTCGAGAGAATGTTCGATCCCCAGGCTTTGCCCCGGTTGTTCACCGCGGCCGTATCCTGCCCCGTGGTGATCGCCTGCAGCGTCAGCGAACCGGAATCGCTCAGGACCTCCGAACTGCCCAGCAGGTCCTTCCAGAAGGGCAGGTCCACCGTCTTCCCCGGCCCGCTTGCGAGCTGGTCAAATTCCGGGTCCCCTGCCACAATGCCCGAGGCGATAACCTCCGAGAGTGTGGCCGTCCGTTCCAGCGCGTAAGGCGCGAACACAGACGGCACGATGATGTCACTTACCAGCGTCTTGGCCATTATTTTGGCTCCGCGACCCGGGTCTCCCCAGGCCATTGGTTAACTGCCCGCGCCCGGCACCTTACCGGCCGCTCGCCCATCAACCCCGCGCGCCGGCCGCCGCCATCAGCGTCCGCGCCCGAGCCGGATCACCCCGCACGACCTGGCCCTGCTTCGTGAGGTTGAAGGTCTCCCGTTTCCACGGGTTCTCACCACCCCCAGCCCCCCCGGAGCCGTTACCGGAAGCCCCGCCCCCGGAATTTTCCGCAAACAGATGAGGGGCCTCGGTCACCAGACCTTCAACCCACTCATCTAAAGTCATCGGCGCCACCCCGTCCTTCCCAGCCCGCGCCGTCTTCCCATCGGCCTCCATCGCCACCGGAACGCCGTTCACCAGTCGGAAGACACTCCGCACCCGCAGCACCAGATCGGCCATCGCCGTGGGCCGCAGCCCCCGCTTACCCCCAGCCGCTATCGCCGCCTGGTTGATCTGCAAATCCGACAGCCGCCCATTCAGCGCATCCCGCTCCGCTCCCAAGGCCGCAACCTGCTCCTGCACCGGCTTCATCCGCGCCGCCAAAACCTTGTCCAAGTCCCCTGCCTTCCGCGCCGCTTCCTCCTCAAGCCGTTGCTTCTCCGCCTCCACCTTCCGCACCGCCTCGGGATCAATCCCCGCAAACCGCGCCTGCATTTCCTCCAACTGCCGTCGCAACCCAACATTGGCCTCTCGAAACTCGTCCAGCCGCCCCTTCTCCACCACCCCATCAGCGTCCAGCACCCACGCGCCCCCGCGCTCCACATATAACCGCTGATCCTCAGTGGGAATTTCCGCCTTGCTCGCGTATTTCAGTTTCAGCGCCATGTTGGCTCGTTTTCCCGGGTGTAACACACCCAGCCCGCACAGTCAATAAGATAATTTCACTCCGCCAAAGGACGGGTCGGGTTTTCAAAAACCCCAGAACTGTGAGGGGGTAGCCTATTTGAACGGGCGCGCGCGCAATTCGAAGACGCCCCATTCAGCTGGCCCACCCCAGCGAAAGATGACCATGAACACGAGTCGAGCGCCAGCCACGAGCACCAGCAATCATCGCCAGCACCAGACGCCGGAGACCTCACGCCGCCTGGCCCAGCGCAGGCACAACGGAAGCCGGCGGCGGCGCCGCCTTGATGAACGCCAGTTCCTCCTCAAGCGTGCGCCCAGGCGGAAGCAGCTCACCACGCTGGAACTGATGGTGCAGAGAATCACGCGAGAGAGCGCCAGCCTGCCACGCAGCCACCAGCGCATCAATCTCCTTGGCAGTCAGCGCCGCCGTGTCAAAGTCAGCATTTAACTCAAGCTTGACCTCGGAAACCATAACCTGCGAAGGCAAGTCCTCAGCAGAATGCCACCAATAGACCCAGCGCAGCGCATCAGTCAGACTCGCCGAGACGGCACGAGAAAGGCCTGCCAGGATAGATGATTCGCCCGCCTGGCGGATGGTCAGCGCCTCCGCGCTCTCGCTCACACGTTTCTGGCTTTCCAGCAGCCGAGAACCCAGCACTGTCAGCAGTCGCTCAATGCGGTCGAGCGCCCGCTCAAAAGTCATCAGCCCCTCACCACGAAATTCCAAATAACCCGCCGTAGCACCAAGTTGCTCAGTGCACCAGGCAGCAGTTGCCCCAATCTTGAGATTGGTCTCCTTGGGAAAGCCACTCACCCAGGCCGTGGGAAGCGCGGTGAAGTGCAAGCCATGCTTGAAGTCCACATTCACGCGGTAGTGGTCCAAGTTGGCCACGACAATGTCATCAAGTGGAGAACGCTCGATCTCAGGCCGGTCATGCGTAGGACCATGGAACACAAACGGAATCGCCGGCAACGGAACACCGCGCCGCGTCGGCACGCAAGACTCCACTACGCCCCATTCCGATTCCTTCCCCCCCGCTTCCTTGGCCAACTGCTGCCACCGCTCAACCACGCACCGGCGCCCCCCATCGGCATCAGGGACAAGGCGCAATACCCGAAGCTGATCGATGGCCTCGAAACCAAAACCATCAGCATCGGGCCGGCAAACAGACTCACGCACCACCACCAGAGTAAGCACCAAGCGCCCATCAATCCGCTCCGAGCGCCAGTTGATGATATTCTCGGCACCATAGAACGCCAGGTAAGCCCGCTGCTCGGCATCCTGCCAGTCCACCAAGGTGCCACCACGCCCAACCGCCAGGACATCCTGCACGACCGACCGGGCATAATCAGCCAACGTAGTGCCAAGCAAATCCACGTCATCAGCCAGCCGGCGAAACACCAGTCCAACTCCAATATCGCCCGACGGCAACCGCACAGCAGGCACCTTACGGAAGATCATGCCCAGATACCCGGCGACAGTGCGCGCGCTCGCATTGTAAAAAAAGCCGCGCCCGACGTAGTCGGAATACTCTTTGTCGTTTTGCGAATCCAGCCGCGGCATGTAGCGCTCCCCAGCGGCCTTCACCGCATCCTCGCCGCCCAGCACGTCACGCACACGCCGCCAGGAACCGGAGCAACGCTCGTAATCAGGATGAATGAAATCGACAGCCATACTCACCGTTTCTACCCAAACGCCAGAGAAGTCAAGCGAATTCGCAACCCGAGTCCCCCATCGGTAATCGCCATGGTGGGGACGTCAGGGGCGGGGGCCGCGCACGGGGCGCGGCAAGCGCTACGCTTCGCGAACGCGGGAC